TTCTTCAACTCTACCTACAATGTAATCATCGCATGAAAATGCATTAGCAGCTGTCGAAGCTGCATCATTAGTATGAAATGGTATTTTTACCATCTGACCGGGTAGGAAGAAGTTAGGTCTAGTCCCATTATCTCCTACTCGTAAAGAAGTAGATGAACCATATACTTGTCCAATGTTGCCATCGTTTTTGTAATCTGTCATCATCCTTACATACCAAGTGTCACCTTCTGCAATATCGGTAGCTGTTACAGTTGCCTGTGAACCAGCTAAACCACCAGAGCTTGTGCCGTGGTCTACTACATATGCGTAACGTTTATGATAAGAAGGTCTTCTTTCTGTGAATTTAAACTGAGGGTCATCAGTTGGTTTTTTAGCTAATTTTGATACAAAACGAAAAAACGGGTCTTGTGCAATCGCTAACTCACTAACTCTATCGCCAAAGTTATATTTTCTCCTAAGGTCACCAGTACTTAAAGAACCACCTGGGTCTACTATACCCGCGGTACTTTCAGTTAAACTGGAGACATCAGAAATGCCAAAACTATCAGCCATTTTATTATAACCTTTATTTTATTTTCATCAACGCTTGTCCAACCATTATAGTTATCATCCAAACATCGAATCCAGTTCTTTGTCAATTCCCAAAATTGAATCAAAGATATTGTCGTCGCCAGACTTTTGTGGAGTCCCTTGACTACCTGCTTTGGCCGCTGATTGAGGTTTACTTCTAACTCTTTGCATTTGGTTTTTCATCTCTTCACGAGTTGAATTAGCCACCTGCTTATCTCGATTGTCTCTGTTTTTTAGATAATAAATATCATCAAGCGTAAGAGTTCTAGATTTACTATAATCTACAAACTCATTCCATTCTTCATTTGTCATATTATGCTGTTCTTTAAAAGAATTTTCTGCATTTTGCGATTCAGCAACTCTTTGTTGATTCTGCGCAAACCCAGTTAGTTTTCTTTGAACAGCTCCATCTATAACAGATTGAAGAACTTTTGCTGAGCTAGATTTATTATCTGTAACAGCTTCATCTGCATCAAAAATAAAATCTTCATCTAAGCCAAGTTGTTCTTTGACACTTTTGGGCGTTTCACCACCACCCTCAAAATAATTTCTAACATGAGAAATTAAATTAGGGTCTTTTTTCATTGCATTGAGAATAGGAACGTATGGTTCAAGTTCTTTTAGCTGTCCATTTAACTTTCTAGCTTCATTAGTTGAATCAGCGTATCTTTTTTCCCAATTATGTTCTCCATTAGCGTCTTGTTGAGGGCTCGCTTCCGAGGTTGGCTCAGATTCTAATTGTTGAACATTTGATGCTGTGGTTTCCTCTGGCTCCAGTATACCTTGATTTACCTTTCGGTCAAGAGCTTCAAAAAAATCGTCAGCGTTAGGAACTGTACTTTCAGCAGGGCTATCAGCAGGAAACATTTCTTCTGCGTTTAGGTTGTCTGTTTGAGTTTCAGTCATAATTACTCCTTAATTTATAACACAAACTCTAATCAAGTAAACTATTTTGTTGTTGCTTTCTTTTTAGCGTCAGCTACAGCTAAACCTAGTTCTTTTATCTTAGTGGTTGTGTCACTTTTTAGTTTGTTCCGTAGCATACTTTGTGCAGCTTCGGTTTCAAGTAAGTCTTTTTGGATTTTCATATCGGCGTTTTGTATTTTACTCTGTATTCCAGATTGTACTAATTGCCTTTCTAGTGTTTCTATTGCACCTTCTCTATCGGTAACTAATCCTTGCAATTCTTCTATTTGACCTCTTAATTGCATATAAACACTTTTTCTCTTTATAATTGATTCTTTATTCCTAATATCTGTTTCTGAAATCATTGCTATATCATCAATAAGTCCAGATTGATACCATTTAAAATACTCTTCCATTAATGCCCATCTATTCAAAGGAAGCGTTGAACCTCCTATAATCCTAACATCAAATCTTGAAGAAGCATAATCATTCCATTTTTGAATAGAATTTCCTAAGTCATTATAAATAGGAACATTTATTTCAACTTGCGTTTCTTCATCTATGTTATTAGGATTTACTATTCTAAAAACTTTGTGAGCTTGATATGTACTTTGAGCAAAATCTTTAAATATTTTTCCTAAATGTTCTAATGACGGTTCTATAATATTTTGCATCCACGATTTAATTCTTCTAGTACCATATTCATCCATTGCCAATAATCCACGATATGTTTCTGGTGAAGAACCTGTATCTCCTTGCATAGAAGAATAAATTCCAGAAGTATATTCCATGTCTCTTTTAGCATTTTCAGTTATTCCATAAAAAGCTGAATTAAGTGGCAATGGTTGAACAGGTTGTGGAGGGGCAAATCCTTGTCTGTATTTTAATAAAGCACCAGGAGATGATGAATATTTTTCCCATTCTTCTTCTGGTACAGAACCTTCTTCATACATCCATCTAAGATTAGAAGCTAAATTAGCATTGTGAATCATTATTTGATGAGCTTTGTTTAATTCTTTTTGTTTACCGACTAAAGGAGAAACAGCTCCCAATGCAAATGGAGTGCCTGTGTGTTGATATACAAAAGGAATTATTGGATATTCTTTTACATTTAATATAGTTTCATATAATAATTTGTCTCCAACAACTACGCACATTTTTATTCTATTTTCATAAAACTTAACTGCATCAACAATATTTGTAACAAGATTTTCATCCTGTTTCATTATATTATATTCAAATTCTGTAACTACTCTATTCTCAACTCTTGTTCTAGATTCTTCCATTTGACTTAATAATACAATTTTTCTTTGTTCTAATTCAGCTTCCATTGATTTTTGCATTTTTTCAATTTCAAGAATTGCTCTTTCTTGTATCATTTCGCCTTGTTCAACAGCTTGAGTTAATTTTAATTTTTGTTCTTCAAGTTGAACTATTTGTTCTTTTCTAAGATTGTCTAATGTATCTTTTACTTGTTTTTGAATTTCTTGCATTTCTTCTGGAGATGGAGGCATATTTACAAAAAGATTCATATATGCAATTTTTTCTTTAAAATAACCTTCGTAATAATCTAAAATTTCATCATCTTCTCCGTCTTTAGTATAAGAAGAACTTCTAACATCTGCATTAAATATTAATTCACTGTCGGTAATGTCTCTTTGGCTGTAGTCATTATTTGATATATTACTAGGATTTGCATTTTTAATTTTTCTTTTATCGTCTGGAAACAATCTCATCAACTGTTCTTTAGGCATATCCTTTTTAACAATAATATAACTAGCATCTCTAAATAAAAAGTCTCTTGAAGTGGGGTCAACATAAACATCAAAAGGATTAATTGTATTAAATATAACTTCACCCATTCCTCTGTCTTGGTCAGGGTCTACATCTACTTGCATATATCCAATGCCTTTTACTAAAGCATCTTGTATCACACTTGAGTAAAGACTGTTTCCATTTGAATTGCTCCAACAAAAATCCGCTATATCAGAATGTAAAGCAGCTACATCGGAATCACTTCCCTCAGCTCCAACAGCTTGCCATCTAGGATTATTAGCTGTCGCAAAAAATTTCATCATTTCAATAACTGGAGTAATTCTATTAATAACAAAATCTGGCATACCAGCAGATTGTAATGATTCTTTTTCAGTAGCTGATAATTGGTCTCCTAAGAAAAATTCATAATTCTTTTGAGCATCAGTTTGCCATTTTTGTCTTTCGCTAGAATTAGCCTTTCTAAAAAGGTCAACTATATTATCTACTAATTTTTTAGATTTTCTTGCCATTAATCTAATATTTCTACATGAACTAAATCGTCAAAATTATTATCGTGTATATCTCCATCGCTATCCCAATCGCCGCCCCAACGAATCTTAACACCCATTGCTTTTCCCAATCCTCTTAACATTCCACCCATATAATGAAACATTTCTCTATCATCCCAGTTAATCGGGTAAGGAGCGAGGTCAACAGCTTTTCCTTCGATATGTTTGGAAAATCTAGTTTTTGTTTTCCCTTGTGCTAATAATTGCTCTTGCCGCTCCTTACTCCGCACACCTTCAATAATAGTAACATCCATAATTTTAATTAATTCATTGAGAACATTAACGAGCTTAGTATCTACTCCTTTTAATCTACTTTTACTTCTTTTTCCAAACTTATACATTATTTTTTCTTTTGAGAATAAAGCACATTTAATTTTTTAGGAACAAATGATTTTGTTTTTGGCATAAAAGATTGCCAATAAGAATGCTTAGGCCCTCCAACATCCACTTCAGTTGAGCCTACATTAGCTCTAGTTTCCAAAGAAGATTTTCCCATGCTTTTAGGGTTCTGTATTTTATGTGTAGTTTTTCCTGCCATTAGGCGATTACCCAACTTTTAGCTTTTTTTCTTGGTTTAAACCAACTTCTTTTACTTTTATCCTTTTTCATATTAGGAGGAAAAGCATGAACTTGCGAATAATAAAGGCTTTCTATTGTGTCATCATGAGCCATTTTAGGGCCAAAAGTAAGGATTTCGTTGATTAAATCAAACATATTTTTCCGTAAATGCACTGTTCCAGTACTAAAACGAGCAGAAAGTCCACTATAAATGCGATTTCTTTTCTGTGTTCCGCCAGGTTTTTCTGGAATTACCGATATTCCAAATTTATTTAATCTTCTTCTTTCATCATTTAAAGCTTGAAAAATACTTCTATTCATAGCTACATCTTCTACTGTAGATGATATGCAATTATATTTTTCATGTAATTCAAGTATTATATCTACTACGCCTTTTTTTCCAAGTATCTCACCTGTTGATGGATTTTTAGAACCAATAGTGGGAATACTTCTATGCCTTTCATATTCTAATACATATAATTCATTATTTACATCAATAGCAATTACAGTTATTACAGAAAAGTCACTATGTTTTGTATCAATATCTGTGGCTGGGTCGCATCCTATAAATGTATTTACTGGCACTTCTTCACCATTTTTTACAATATAATTTATCCCATCTTCATTTTTATAATACCCATCCCAATATTTTATATGTTGTCTTCTCCATATTGCATCTTCTTCACTCATTACTTCCATCATATATTCTTGATAAAACTTTTGAGGTTGCCCAGAATCAGCATAGA